AAAGTTTCATTCAGCAACCCCGGTCATGCCATCAACTTGTCCAAGAAACTCAACGTGTTGTTCAAGACCGACAAGTTTACCGTGGTGTTGTTACGTGCCGGCGACAAAATCTACCCCTAAGCGTTACACCCAACTCCAACTGACACGAATTTTTGTTCAACAGGGCAACTTGCCCATGGCCGAAACTTCTGACTACCAACGGGCCTGGTGGATGAATCCCACTGATGCCAACAGCCTCAGACTGACCTTGCAGGGTCTACAGTTTGTCAAGGCCGTTCTTAAAATACAAAGTTATGAATTTACCTTGCCCGAAGATCTAACCAATCACAATCTCCTGCAACTGGAACGCTGGTTCAAAGGCATGTACTACCTGCTCAAACGACACAAGATTATCTTGTTCGAAGAAGAAGAAGCACTCATGTTGACCTTGCATGGTTCAGACTTAAAAACCTACCTAGATAACTTGGAAAGCCAAAGTTAGTGATCACTAACATAAGGTCTCCGTTTGGTTGACCTAAAATTCCCAAAATAGTATAATAGTTTTTTGGAGAAGAAGAATGAACATTATACAACAACATCAATTTGCAAACTATTGCATTGATCCGGATGCCTTTCATCCTAGCAAAGTACAGACCATTGATGCACTAGTTGCCGCATTAAAAAAACAAAGCAAGGGCCAAACAGTATTTTGGGAAAACGATGAAAAGTATTTCGGAGAAGGTTTTGAATCTTGGTGGGCCATTGCGGCAAAACTACGCGGACATGATAAACGTATTGACCTCATTGATTATTTGCCAGCAGGCAAAGACGAATTTGGACTAGACGGCTATGCTGGTTGCCATTTAGAAACTACCTTACGCGGCAAGGCAGGAGCACAATGTAAAGCAACGTCTGACGCTACTAAATTGTTCGACCGCTTCAATACAGGTAACTTAGGTACCCCTTTAGAGGCCGCCGCAATTTGGCAGTTGGACCGTGTAGTGTTTGTTACTACAGGTGCAGGTATTCATCCCAAAATTTTAGCAACATGGAATCAAAATCGGCACTTAGTCCGAGTTCTAAATAGAACTGATCTTGCTAACATTTTTGACAATTCATTGGATGTTTGGGAAAATTGGCATCAAAGTCTATTGACAGCACAGGTATCTGTGTAGTATAATAAATACTATTGTAATTGACGAAGCCCCAATTACAATTTTAAACTCTATGGGCTATGACAACAAATTGGAGAAAACATGTCAAAACTTAATCTAGGTCTATACGACCACGTCGAAGACGCAATCATTGCCGTTACACAATCACAAACCGATCGAGGTCGTTGTATTATCCCCACAGGCGGCGGTAAAACTGCGGTAGAAGCTCACAGCCTTCGCCTTCGTGGGATTAGCAACGAATTCAAAATCCACCTGATTCTTGCTCCACGCATTGCACTTGCCAACCAATTGATCAAAGAATTTCGTGGTTACATTGGTCACAATTATTTAGGTGTAGCATTTCACAGTGGCAAGGACGAGCAAGACTACAGTCAAATCAATTGGGAAGAAACTGCTACCACATCACGTGAAGTGATCAATGAAAAGATTGCCGAAGCACAAGGCCGCGGTAAAAATCTTGTGATCTTCAGCACATACCATTCTGCATGGAAACTAGTAGATCATGATTTTGGTATGGTCATTGCTGACGAAAGCCAGTATTGTGTAGGCAAGGATTACTTTGATACTATTACCAAACTCAATGCAGAATTCAAACTGTTCTGCACAGCCACAGAAAAGCATGTAGAACATAACCCACTTGGTCGTGGACTCAACAATGAAACAGTATTTGGTGCAGAAATTTACAAAATTTCTGCAGGTGAGTTGATTGCCCAGGGCATTATTGTACCGCCCCGTGTGCATGTTATGACCGCAGAAAAATCGGCCAAAAGTGCAAGTTCTGTAGTTGACGAGTCTATTAAAATTGCCGAGCACCAACACACATTGACAATTCATCAAGGCATGCCCTACAGCAAAATCTTGTTTGCAATGAATGGCACCGACGACATTCGCAAGATTGTTGCCAGCATTGCTCGCATTAAGCAAGCATTGCCAACTCATCGTATTTTTACTATCATGAGTAATGAGAAATATGGTGCTATGATTGATGGTCAAAAGACCATTAACATCATGCATGCCGGGCAAGTGTGGCAAAACAAGATCAGCCGTAGTGTGTTTTTTAAAGAGCTTCGCGAAACAGACAATGCACTGATCTTTCACTATGACATTATCAGCGAAGGCATTGACATCGATGGTATCACTGGAGTGGTTATCAACCGCAACATGCAACTGGCTAAATTGTTGCAAACCATTGGTCGTGCCGTTAGAAAATACAAGGCTAATCCTGCACTGAAACCTCAGGCCTGGGTTACTATCCCTGTGATTGACGGAGATGCTGAAAACAAAGATTGGGTTGAGCGTGTGTTAACTCACATCAAGGCCGGCGGTTTTGCAATTGAAAACATCAAGTTTACCGGTCAAGATGGTCCCGGTACAGACGATGACACTGGGCTAGAAAACCAATTTGGTAACACAACCAAAGGCACAGTACAGACCATGATTCAAAACATTGTGCATGAGATCGAAGATGGTGTATACTGGAAGAAACTTACAGAAATGACCTTTGCAGAACGCATGGCTAAAATGGCCCAGGGCGTTAAAACTATTGTAAAAATACAACAAAATCCCAACCTTTAAAGGTTGACAATTATTGGCAATTTTGCTATAATTATTGCTACAGTACAAGAACATTCCCCTTTATGCTCTTGTTACTTTTTATACACAAAGGAATGGAGAATTGAATCATGATATCTTGGACATATACAGATCAGAAGAAAGACCTTGAGTTTTGTTTTGAGAGTGGAGATTTTGCTCCATCAACCAGATACAAACTTCAGTCACCTTTCAATGCTACAAAATCATACCCATCAAACTCAACATGGGATCTTTGGTTTGCGGTACTTTCAAACTATTCGTTTACTTTCACTGGACAAGATGTTATACTTGTCAAATACAACATTGAGGCTGTCTTGATGTTGGTTGAGGACTTTGGCATTGCACCTGCATCGATTACCTTGCTGAGTGACAATGACAACAAAACTGCTCTAGCACAAGCCTGGGGAGTAACAGTCATTACTGACTGCAAGGAGATACCTGAAATGAAATTTACACACGTGATCAAGAACCCGCCATGGGATGACGGCATTTACGCAAAATTTTGGCCGCTGGCATACGAAGCTTTAGTACTCGACGGATATCAACTTGATATCCTACCAACTAACTGGATGACACTGGTTAGTTTTGCCTCTTCTCGAAAGTATTTGCTTGAAAACTTTCAAATTTTGAGTATTCGAATTTATGACAACAGCAAAGGTCAAGTATTTGAAGCGGCCCCTGGCGGCGATGTAGTGGTCATGGTATCACGTAAGAGTTCTAACCCTGACAATACGTTAGTTGAATACACTTACTTTGACAATCCTACATTTACTGTAGACTTGTCACGCCATGAAATTTGGCCCATGTACACAACTGCATTGTCGGTTAAGATCTGGGATATGGTTGTAAGCAAAAAGATTAACAACATTAACTGGGACAAAAAAGCACCTACTCCTTACTTTGTAAGTGCCCCAACAAAAGTGCATCAACGTATCAACCCCAACTTTATGAATGGCCCTCCGGGCTCTCGGTGGGACTTGAACACCCTCAAAGGTATTGCAGATGAACAACAGTTCTTCTTTGACACAAGCGAGAAAGCCACGTTACATCATGAATGGTTTGGAACAGACATGTTTGCCTACATTCTTGCTATGGCAAAAAGCCAAATGAAGAATCAGCCTCACCCGATTGCATACACTGGAGAGCATAACTTTACTAACAACGATTTTGTTAGTTACTTTGGTTTTACCAAACAACATCTTGATGAGGTAGCAGAATGGAAATTGAATTCATAAGAAAGCACATACAAGACCGCGAGTACATGAGCGGAGTTGAGCGAGACAAAGCTAGAGTCAAGGCCACCGGAGAGATCTTTACAAAATTGGCCACCGCCCAAGCGAGTCTTGACAAGATTGAGCAGTTTGATCCAACTGCTTTTTCTGATCCAACTAAAACATTTTGCGATCCGGCAGCGGGTGACGGCAATCTGATTAGCGAGGCGTTGATCCGAAAACTGGAAGCTGTAGCAGTCAACGGCGAAGTTACTGTAAAACAATTTGAACAGGCACTATCCACGATTTATGGTGTAGATCTTATGCCCGACAATGTTCGACTATGCCAAGATCGATTGCTGTGTGAACAAGAACACCTACGACATATAGTAGAAAAGAACATTGTATGTTCTGATGCATTAACATACAATTACTGTTTTGGAGAACCCGAAACATTTGGTAATGGATTATTTGAATTGACCAATTAATACTATTAAAGTATAATTAGGTTTACTAATTAAAACAGGTAAACAATTATGTTAGTATGTATAAATCACGGTTGCAATAAATTCTGTATACCAAGCGGTGTTAGTAAAAAAGGTATAGTCAAGTATCGTGTTCATTGTAGTCATTGTCAAGGTGCTAGTTACGGACGGCATCCGCATAGGGAAGGCGTGACGCCTTTTAAACAAGGTAAATGTAGTAACATAAACGGTAAATTGGGATTTAATTGTCCAACAGATTTTAATAAATTTCCAGAGTGGGCAAAAGGATTAACTGAAGTTGATCATATAGATGGAAACAATGCTAACCACAGTCATGATAATCTGCAAGAACTTTGTGTATATTGTCATAAACTCAAAGGCCAAATGAATGGCGACTATAAGCGTAAAAAATGAGCTACTTAGAAGAAATTAAACGCAAGTACGATATTACAGACCACAAAGAAACGGCGGTAGAAATACCCGAGCTTCCTACTGATGGTATTGTATTGATTGTTGGCACATCAGGCTCGGGTAAAAGTACTATCTTACGTAGCCTAGGTGAACTACGTCAGCCTGTAGTAGATAACAATCGTAATACAATAGAGAACTTTACCACACCCGAACGTGGCGAAGAGTTATTGTTGGCCTGTGGACTGAGAACAATTCCTACTTGGTTCCGATCACCTGCAACATTAAGCAATGGTGAGTATCACAGGTTTGAAATGGCTATTAGTTTAGATCAAGGACTTGGCACAGTAGATGAGTTTACGTCGGTTGTCGACCGTGATACCGCCAAGAGTCTTGCCTTAAGTATTCGCAAGTTTTATGATCGACGTGGTACTACAGAACCACTTTATATTGCTTCATGCCACAGAGACATTGTTGACTGGTTAGATCCAGACTGGGTGTATGACACAGACCTGCAGAAACTTGATAACCGGAGGTCACTTCTTCCAGTGGGAAGACGACCACCAATTACACTCACCATCCGAAGCACAACGCCGGACTATTGGCGATATTTCAGTAAGTATCACTATCTAGATACCAGGATGAGTCGCAGTGTCCACTGCTATGTGGGGCTCATCGGTGACAAACCTGTGGCCTTCCATGCTGCCATACATTCAACCAATAGAGATATCCATAGTTACTGGCGTGGTCATAGGACTGTGGTGTTACCTGAATTCCAAGGCATGGGCATAGGCACAGCATTCAGTGATGCCATAGCAGAAATGTATGTGAGTCGTGGCATGAGATACTTCAGCAAAACTGCCCATCCCAGCTTTGGTGAACACCGAGAGAAATCACCGTTATGGCGGGCAACATCAACCAATCGGAAAAGTCGAAAAAGCAGTTATTTGCTCAAGGACGGCTCTATCCGGGCCATGCCGGGCTACGGTGGCAACGCCCAAATTGCCTTGAGAGATGCGGATCGTGTGTGCTACAGCCATGAATACATGGGCAAGAAGTAATATGAAAAAATTTGATAGTTTAGTAATACTCGGGGATAGTTGGTCATGGGGGTCAGAGTTGCCAGAAGATATTCGTGTGGCAAGTAGATTTGATGCCCTATTAGGAGAACAA